CCAAGTTTATCATATGATACAGCATCGTCATTTAATACTGCTGATGTTACTCTAGTTAAAGCCATAATTATTTATTTATTCTGTTATTAAATCCCAACTTGTTGTTTCTTCATTCCAAGAGTATTGCTGTCCATCATCTGGCATAGCTACAGGAGCTTCCCATAAACAGCTGTCTTCGTTTAGTGTCCAGCTATTAAATGGTTTTGGAGGGATAAATGCATCACGAGATTCATCGTATGTATATCCTATTCCTGCATAGTTTTTTCTAAATGCTTTTGACTGGTTTGCACTAGGCTCATTTGTTACAGTATCGTAATGTACTCCGCCTCTTGTATTATAAGAGGTACGTTTACATAATTGTCCAAACATATTTTGATAAACCAATTCGATATTAGCATCGGTTTCATCCTCATTTTTGCCTGTGCAAACTTTAGTAACTATGTTTTGATAGTTTAGTAATGCGTAGTGTGCCATTTTATTTATTATTAATTTTTACCATATTAGCTAAATTGTATAGTTCCGCTTTCTCCAGCTGTAAATACTGTCACTTTATCTGATCCCTCTGTATAGGTATTAAATGTTAGTACGCTCGGTGATGTAGTTTCAGATATTGTGTAAGCATCTGGATAGCGTAATATTACAACTCCAGAGCCTCCATTTCCACCAGAGAGAGTTCCTGTTGTAGCTCCAGAGCCACCACCTCCTCCAGTGTTAGCGGTAGCGTTTTGTAATGTCCAAGTTGTTGAGCCATTTGCTCCACCGCCAATACCACCAGAACCAGCACCGGAGTTTGCACCAGCACCACCACCACCAGCAAAATAAACATCAGATCCAGATACCTCGCCTACAGATGAGGTTGTAGCGTTTGTAGTATTTATAATATTAACAGCTAAACCAGCACCTCCATTTGGTCTTGTGCCTACAGCGGCAGCACCACCTCCGCCACCTCCTTGATAAGTGCCACCATCAGCACCATCACCTCCAGCGAAACCTTGAGTTACTGGCGATGTTACAGCAGCCGCTCCAGTATTTCTGGTTGTATTTGAATCAGATGCACCACCACCTCCAGAACCTCCAGATGATGGTCCGAAATAACTTCTAGCACCACCATAACCACCTCCAGTAGAGGTTTTATCATGAAATACACTAGCAGTTCCATTATTTCCACTAGAAAAACTACTTGTACCAGATCCTCCAGGACCTACAGTAACAGTATAATTTGTACCTGTGGTTAAAGTTAATGTAGATTCGTTATGCCCATTCAAAGATGAGCTATTTGTGTAGGATGTTCTTAATCCTCCCGCACCACCACCACCAGCAGTTAAAGAAATACCTCCACCACCTCCAGCGACTACTAAATAATCAACCAGTACTGTGGGCGGTTCTAAAGCTGTAGCAGTTTCATTAGCGGCATTATAAGCTATCCATCCTTGAGTAGCATCTGCATAAACCATAGATACTCCACCTCTTTCATAATCTATTAAAACATCATTAGATGACCCATTAATATTATCACTTGATGTTATTATGATATTGTTAGTGTCAGCAGTACCAGCGTAATCAACTATAGAAACTTCATCTCCAGCAGTTGGACCACTTGGAAGTGTAACTGTAATTGCAGCACTTGTAGTATTAATAAAGTATCCTTCCTTTGATATGGCTGTAAAATCTGCTGTTTTTGGAGTGGTAATCCATTTAATTATTCCTCCAGAATCTAAATAGTCAGATGTAGCTTTAGTAAATCCCATATTTTATTTATTAGCTAAATTGTATAGTTCCGTTTTCTCCAGCCGTAAACGTTGTTACTTTGTCGCTACCATCTGTAGCAGTTGTAAATGTTAGTACACTTGGTGATGTTGTTTCTGTTATTGTGTAAGCACTTGGATAACGTAGTATAACTACTCCAGAGCCACCAGATCTTGATGCTGTGCTTGATGACCAAGCACCACCTCCACCACCACCAGTATTAACAGCACCATTTGTAGGGGATTGATTGCTACCCCCGCCATTACCGCCACCACCAGATCCGCCAGATCCGCCAGTTCCAGTATTATATCCTCCACCTCCGCCACCACCAGCATAAGTTACAGATGAGCCTGTGATTGATACAGCTAAACCAGCACCTCCATTACCGCCAGAAGCCACATTGGAATTTGATCCAACAGCAGATGCTCCACCACCACCCCCAGCTCCATCACTTGCGCTTGCAAAAGATCTACCTCCATCATAACCTTGATTAGTAGTACCAGATCCTGGGTAATCAGCATAATTACTATCCCAGCCAGGCGCTCCACCTCCAGATCCCCCATCTCCAGCACCATAACCTGTAAATTTTCCTCCAAAACCACCACCAGTAGATGTTACAGTATTAAAAGTAGATGAGTTACCTTGAGTTTGTTCTGATCCAGAGGCTCCAACTGTTACAGTATAATTTGTAGCTGTGGTTAAGGGTAAAGGACTTTCAGCTGATGCACCACCACCAGATGTGGAGCCATAAGATGTTCGTAATCCTCCAGCTCCTCCACCACCGCCGCCAGAATATCCAGATCCAACATTTCCTCCACCAGAACCACCTCCAGCGACTACTAAATAATCTACTATTAAATCTGGCGCAGAATATCCAGCTCCATCATTAGCAATTAACCAGCCTTTAGTAGCATCTGAATAAACTAATGTTTTCGATACTTTGTCTGTGGATAATGTTAAGTCATCAGAAGCTCCCTCTATATTATCACTCGATGTGATTGTAATATTATTTGTACCTGCATTAGCTCCATAATCAATAATAGAAACTTCATTTCCAGTAGTTGGACTACTTGGTAGTGTTACAGTAATTGCAATGCTTGTTGTATCAACAAAATAACCCTCTCCAGCAACAGCTGTAAAGTTTGCTGTTTTTGGAGTAGCTTGCCAGTCTGTTCCTAAAGAACCGTCAATTAAATCTGTTATTAGTTTTGTTAATGCCATAGTGCAAAATTACAATTTATAATTCAGCTGGTGCTGTTGGTTTTGTATTTGGAAAATCTTCTGTTGCTGTCCAGTCTCTTAATTGTTGTCTGTATGTTATCCATGCTGCGTGGTTTGGAAAATCAGTTAATGGAACTATGAAGTCTGTTCTTTTTAATTCAGAATCTCTCCAGGATCTACCCTCTGCTTCAAGCTCTTCTTGAGATTTTACAGAAGGCGTAAAAGTACCATTAGAATAAGTAAATCCAATTCCAACCTCTTGACCTGTTACATTAACTGTTTGCTCAGATAGACTTGCAGCATACTCGTCAGATGCTACCATAATATTATGTACTTTACCTTCTTTTATAATTGCTATTAAATTTTCCATTTTATTCGTACCATTTAATTAAACAATATCCTGAGCCTCCATTTTGATTTTGACCAGCCCCTTGACCTGAATTTGGTTTTCCTCCACGAACTCCACTAGTATAACTACTAGCTCCCCCAGAACCATAACCAAAAACACCATTACCAGCACTTGCATTACCTCCAAAAGCGCCCCAACCAGGACTTAGATGATTAATTTGGTTAGCAAAATACACCCCTCCAATAGCGGTTAAATCATTTCCTCCAGCAGAAGAGCCAGTAAATGTACTATCACTACCATTAGTATTGCTAGCAGTAGCTCCGGAACCTATAGTTATAGCACAACCTGTTGTAGAAGTTAAATACATTTTTTTCATTAAAACCTCACCTCCGGCAGAACCTAAGTTACTATCACCTGTTCTAGCTCCTCCTGCTACTAAAAAGACTTCGATATACCCACCTGCATCAATTAGTGCTTGAGTAGGAGTAAATGTACCTGACGAATTAAACTCTTCGAATTTTGGGGTTAGTCCTCCACCTCCTGCTGGAAAAAAATCTGAAAAATTACTCATAATTTATTTATTTTATGCTCCTTCAACGCCTATTAATATCCAGCCTTGTGTAGAGCCGGCGTATATAAGCTCAAATCCAGAGTTTAATTTGTCTATTGTTAAATCTGTTGCGCTACCCATTATGTTTTCTCCATTTCTTGCTATAACACAAGTTGCAACACCTGATCTATTTGAAACCTTAATACTATCTCCATTAGTTGGTGAAGCAGGCAAGGTTAAAGTCACGTTTGCAGTTAACACATATAATGTATTTTTAACAGCAGT